AAAGCAGGTACGCTCACGAAAAAGAGCTACGGATTATCAAAAGACGTAGGATTGAGTTCAAAAAAACAATGAAACTGATAGGCACTGTTATTTTTGCTTGGGTTTGTTTTATGGCTTTCTTGGTAGCGGGGATATGGATGTATCGTCAACCGTGATCATGGTATTCCTGCTGGTTGTTATTGTTGACGGGGAAACAGTAAGCACTGACGATATGTTGTTTGAGAATGTGTACAGATGCAATCAGTTTGCCAGAGCTATAGAGCGTGGGGAATCAGGGCCAAACAAGCAGTCTTACATATGGCAAGAAAACATATCTGCTTATTGTTTGCCAAAGATGGTTACCAAAGATACAGAACTATTTAAATAAGGAGCCGTATGAAATACCTACTTTTAGTTAGCTTTTTAACACTTACCGGATGCTCTTCGTTGAGCGTGTGCGGTGAACGAGAGTACAGTTTTGAAGTCCCCAGTACTATCCCATTTTTAAACGGGGAATTTAAGATTAAACGTAGTTCTGACCATGTAGACTGTAGCAGACCCCCAGAAGAGCGAGCTATTAACTAATGCCTAGCCATCAAGAACTAAGTAGATTATGCGGTGAAAGCTATAAAGCAAGCAGCTTTGAAGAAGCCAATATTGAAGTTCTTGTGAAGGGTAATGTGTTTGCTTTTAGGGGGACTGATGAGCCAAAGGATGCGCTAAGAGACATGCGTATTCTACCTCTCTGGACTAGAGAATTGGGTTGGTGCCCAGCGGGATTCCTTAAAGCCAGCAGAAGGCTGGTTAACAAAGTGACTTCGGTTTGCCTAGAAGAGGACATTGACCATAAGAACATTGTTCTTACAGGCCATAGTTTAGGGGGTGCAGTAGCTCTTATTCTAGGTGCATTAATGGTAAGGGATGAAATACCTCCTGTAGAAATAGTGACGTTTGGCGCACCTCGCTGCGGAAGGTTAAAGATATTAGATAGTGTCCCTGTCACTCAGTACAGGCATGGGAAAGATATAGTCCCTATGATCCCACCGTTGATGCGGAGGCATAACAAGTTAATTAAGTTAGGGGAACCAAAAAGCCTAATAAAAGACCACTTTGTGGTAAATTATGTAAAGATGAAAAAACCAAAGGTTTCAGCATGAGTCCAAAAAAGTTAGAACCTAATTCCGAATACGCTAAATACGATACTGATGGCGATGGAGTTGTCAGCGATGATGAGATAGCTTCTTCAGAAAGACTGCAGCAGCTAGAAGTTCTCCATGAGAAGGCAGATGCACAGAAGAACATGTGCTGGTTAGCTCTCTTGGGAATGCTACTTTACCCCTCTCTGGTTGTATTAAGTGACTTGCTTGGGCTTGATAAATCCGCTGATGTTCTAGGGGCTATGAGTTCAATATATTTTGTGAGTGTAGGCGGTCTTATCTCTGTTTGGTTTGGAAGCCAAGCGTATACTTCAAAGAAGAATAGCGAGAAATAACATGACCGTAGACGTTAAAGAGTTATACGAAGAGATTTCATCTGATGAAGGCAAAGTCCTTCACTCTTATCTTTGCAGTGAACTACACGCAACAATCGGAATAGGTCATAAAATACTGGATACCGACCCAGAGAAAGACCTAGATATCTTTGGTGTTAATTGGGAAACAGTTCCTGATGATCAGTACATTACAGAAGACCGCTGTTATATTTTGTTTCAAGAAGACGTTCAAATGGCTATAAACGGTTGCATGAACATTTACAATAACTGGGAAGACCTGCCTCAAGAGATGCAACACGTTCTAGTCAACATGTGTTTTCAGTTAGGCCAGCGCGGGTTAAGTAACTTTAAAAACATGAAGGCAGCAATAGAAGACGAGAACTTTACTCTGGCAGCAGTTGAGATGATGGATAGTCGATGGGCTGAACACCAGACACCACAACGAGCCGAAAGATTAAGTACAAGAGTCGTAAGACTATCAGGTAAATAAAATGCCACTACGAAAATTAGTTTTAAGCCCCGGAGTAAATAGAGAAAAAACTAGTTACAGCAATGAAAATTCTTGGGTTGAGTGCGACAAAGTACGTTTTCGGCAAGGATATGCAGAGCGTATAGGAGGTTGGACTCGTATATCAAGTAGTACCTTTTTAGGTATATGTAGATCACTGCTTAATTGGATATCTCTTGGGGGAGCTAACTACCTAAGTGTAGGTACTCATCTTAAAATGTATATTAGCCAAGGTGGAGCGTATTATGACATTACTCCATTAAGAGCTACAACATCAGCAGGTGATGTAACTTTTTCAGCCTCTAGTGGTTCTTCTACTATTACAGTAACTGATAGTTCCCACGAAGCTTTAGTTAACGATTTTGTAACTTTTTCTGGAGCAGCTACTTTAGGCGGGGTTATTACTGCCGATGTTCTTAACCAGAACTATCAAATACTAACTACCCCTAATGCTAACACCTACACAATTTCAGCTAAAGACACTTCAGGGACTTCTGTATCCGCAAACGGTAATGACAACGGCAATGGTGGAGGATCAATTGTAGGGGCTTATGAAATTGCAGTGGGGGCTAACATTGCTATACCTATTGTAGGGTGGAGTGCAGGTACTTTTGGTGATGGTACATGGGGTAATGGTACTTCTTCAAATCTGTCTTTAAGGCTGTGGAGCCAAGCTACCTTTGGGCAAGATCTTGTATTTGCCCCCCGTGGGGGAGCGTTGTATCGGTGGAATGCGGCTGCAGGGTTATCAACTAGAGCCGCGTTAGTATCTAGTTTAGGAGGAGCCTCTAATGTACCTACAATAACAAATATGGTACTTATCTCAGATGTTAGTAGATTTGTATTCTGTTTTGGGACAAATACAATAGGTACCGCTGCCCAAGATCCTTTACTCATTCGCTGGTCAGATCAAGAAAGTCTAGTAAATTGGACTCCTGCAGCGACTAACCAAGCGGGTAGCATACGACTTTCAAATGGAAGCTCTATCAAAACTGCAAGACAAGCCCGTCAAGAAGTGTTGGTATGGACGGATTCTTCTTTGTACGCTCTACAGTATGTAGGTGCCCCTATTGTTTGGAGTTCTCAGCTTGTTGGACAGCACACCTCCATAGCCTCTCAAAATGCCGTAGGTTACGCTAATGGTGTTTCTTATTGGATGGGTATGGATAAATTCTATAGCTATGACGGTAGTGTTCGACAACTTCGATGTGATCTTAGAAGACATGTATTTAATAACATTAACGCTTCACAAATGGATCAAGTATTCGCTGGGACTGTAGAAGCTTTCCATGAAGTATGGTGGTTTTATTGTTCTGTAAATAGCAATACTATTGATAAGTACATAGTGTATAACTATGAACAAGATATATGGTATTACGGTACGCTAACTAGGACGGCGTGGTTAGATTCAGGATTACAGGATTTCCCCTTAGCTGCTACATACAGCAACAATATAGTAGAACACGAGAAAGGAGTAGATAATAATGAAACGGCTACTCCCGCAGCTATAACAGCTACTATATCCTCTGCTCAGTTTGATATAGATGATGGGAATAACTTTGGTTTTGTAAATCGTGTAATTCCAGATATTACATTTGAAGGTTCTACCGCAGACAACCCTAGTGCTACTCTAAGTTTACTACCTTTTAATAATTCTGGATCGGGTATCAACAGCCCTGCTTCTGAGGGAGGTAGTAACAGTGGTGCCATTACTAGATCTGCATCGGCTCCTGTAGAGAAATACACAGAACGCTTAGATATAAGAGTTAGAGGTAGGCAAATGTCTCTAAAGATAGAGTCTACGGGGGCTGGTGTTCTATGGCAGCTAGGCTCTCCTAGAATTGATATACGTCCAGACGGGAGGCGGTAATGCCAATAGAGAACACAGATTACGGCTTAACTTTTAAGGCACCCACCTTACCTATAGCCCCTATGGAGTATGAACAACAGTACTTTGATAGGGTAAATAGTGTACTTAGAATCTATTTTAACCAATTAGATGAAGCACTTCGTAGTAATACGTTAGCTAATAAGGTTGAAGCAGCAAACTGGTTTACAGGATAATGGCTAATACTTACATCAATGCAAAAGTAGACTTAACGGGTACGGGCGTTACTGTACTGTACACTTGTGCAGCACTAACTACAGGTATAGTAAAGTCGATACTTGTGTCTGAAGATTCTGGTAACGCAGACACTATAACCGTGACCCTCACTACGGCTGCTGGCGCAGTGTTTAGCTTGTTTAAAACAAAAACCGTTGGCGCTAATGCTACTCTTGAACTACTAACTGAACCACTAGTAGTGCAGACCGGAGAAATATTAAAGGTAACTGCAGCCGCAGCCAACCGACTGCATGTGGTGGCTAGTATATTGGAGCTTACGTAATGTCTAAAATGGCAGGAACTCTAACAACAGCCCCAAAAGGTAGTGGTGAATACATAGGATTTGGTTCTGGGCCGAATCTACAGCCCTTTGGGGCTGATGGTTATCTTGGTGACAACGCTCAAAAGCTCACGGCAGATGAACTAATACCCCCAAACCTACTAGACGCAATATCTCGTATTGATACTACGGGTATGACTGAAGAGGAAATAAAAGCGGCAGTCGCCCGAGAGGTAAAAAACAATGCGTCAGGGAGGCAGAATAATCTTTTAGCTGACGCAAATGCTGCTTCCAAGCTTGTTAATAATACTGCTTCCGAGCTTGTTAATAATACTGCTCCCGAACAAAATATTAACAGAAGCGATGTTTCCGATCTTAGTGGTGTTGATCGGTTTCAATCCCTCTATGGCCCTAGTATAGATAGGGGAGATGGACTTGATACCCGTGTAAATAGACCTATAAATACACAAGGCGGGACTATGGTTCAAGCCTCTGACGGGCAGCGGTTAGATAGCCTAATGCGTTCTGGATTTGAAACAGTAGACAAATTTAGTGACCCCGAAGATGGCACACAACCTAATCTCTCTGATGACAATATACAATCTGTAAGCGGTGATGAAGGGGGCAACCAAGGCGGCGATCAGGGGGGAAAAAATCCTTCAAGGACAATAATAGATCCTCAAAAGGATTTAGCTCATTACTTTGAGAGTGAAGAACTTATACGTAGGGCTATTGAAAACGGTAGTCTCCCCATAGATCAACTTACTGATGAAATGCAACGGAAGTATAAAGTAGGGCCGTATGCAGAAACTCCCGAAGGAGAAACTCCCGAAGGAGAAACTCCCGAAGGAGAAACTCCCGAAGGAGAAACTCCCGAAGGTATAGTACTAACCCCAGAAGAAGAAATAAGAAAACAAGAGATACTTGATGGTACTTCAAGTGGCGACATAGATGTTACTACTCTAAGTAAAGAAGAGTTAGAAGCATTAGGTATAAACCCTGCAGACCTTAATCCTTCTCTTACAACCCAGATGAAAGAACGTCTTGGGGATATGGGACAGAAAGTAAAAGATGCGTTTGGAGAAGTTGTAGAGTTTGGTAAAGGCGTTTTTGAGGGGGCTAC